CCCATACCGAGCAGCTGGCGCAAGAACTGACAGCCCGTGATCGCGCAGCATTAGAAGACCTTGGCTGGGTCGGCTGCCGGCTCAGCAGCCCCAAACCGACCGAGCCGAAGCCTAAAGCCAAGGTGAAGCCCGGCCCGAACGTAAACCCCGCGACGTTCGCGGATCTCAGCCCCGAACGCCAAGCATCCGCTCAATTCTGGGCTGGGCTCTGTTCAGCACTGGCCCGCTCTGGTGGCCGCATCTGGCTGCCCGAAGCGGCAGCCGTAGCGGCACACCTAGGTGTGGCCATCACCTCACCCGCTCAGCTGGCTGCGCGCCTGTCGGCTCTCACCGGCCTGCCAGTCTCACGCCCCACAAACGAAGCCGGTTGGCTGATCTGTGACATCCAAGAGCCCATGCCAGCCGCTGATCTCTGGGCACAACTATGGAACACTCACGCCGCAGCCTATGGCGCAGCCATCGCAGCCCGGTAAGCCCGGCAGCCGGTAGGGTCGGCCACCACACCGACCCACACCCGGGGTGGCCTCTCGCGCCAGGGGGGCTTACTTTACCCCTCCCCCCAAATTTTTTTTCCCTATTCCAGGACGGCTTTTTAAAAATACAGCAACAGCTCACTATTTACAAAGTATCAAGACTTGACACATCGCGCACAACACGCTAAATTTGCTTTGTTATCACGCATGTCATGTCAGAAAACGATCGCATCGAGCAACTAGAGCAACAAGTGCAAGAATTGCAAGAGAAATTGAATGAACAATTAGACGCAATCAATATGCTTCTACATGATATTAAAGATTTGCAACAATTCAAACGCTTTATTGAGCTATCGAGCGCATCGCGTAAATCGCAATACGATGCTATTAATTCAACACGTGAAATGACATGAAAAATACGCTTGATCGACAAGCTTTCATTGAATTATTACGTCTATATCTACGCCCTCAAGATTTCAAACGCTTTGCAATAGCTAGCAATTTGAATGAAAAATCACGTTTTTTGTTTCGCATGACTCAAAAATTGAATAAATTTGAATATGTTTTGATTACTTGTCAAAATCAACAATCTTTTGTTAATTTCATCCCTGATAGTATTGCTACTCGCCCCTTCTCCGAGCTACGCGATAGCGATTTAGTGCCCGACGTACTTTTCTTTGCCGAGTAGCTCTCGAATAGACTTCTCTTGGTCGCCTACTAGCTCTCGTGTCACGCAATGTCCCCGTTGACAAAGCTCTCTACGCTCGCGTAAAAGCTGCTGCAAAACGTAAATTCAAAGTTTATCCTAGCGCCTACGCAAATGCTTGGTTAGTGCGTGAATACAAAAAGCGGGGTGGGCGTTATCGTGTAGAAAAGTGAGTCGTCGTCATGCCTAGAAAAGCCAAGTCGGGGCTCACTCGTTGGTTCGACGAAGAGTGGGTGGATGTGAAGACAGGTAAGCCTTGCGGGCGCTCAAAGGGCGAGAAGCGTGAAGGTTATCCCGCCTGCCGCCCCTCCAAAAGAGTTTCTGCTGACACGCCGAAGACCTCTAAGGAGATGACCCCTGCAGAAAAGCGTCGCTTCAAACGTGAAAAAACAAGCTCGAAGAAGATAAGCTATCAACACCGTCGCAAGAAAAAATAGCGTATAGTGAAATAAGTCGAGAAGTTCTTATGCCCGCTAAAGCACGCAGCAGTCGCTACGCAGATCGAGCTGCGCTGCAATCGCTTGGGCTGTTTGAAGCGGGCTCTGAACTCAAAAAGTTGCGTGGACGCACAAACTCAAGATTTGATGTAGCCGCAGCAGAAGTCAGAATCCTTTCAGATCTTCTTCCGCACCAACGTGATTTTGTCTGCAACTGGGAGCAGAGATACCTTTTGTACGTGGGTGGCCTGGGAAGTGGTAAATCGTATAGCAGTGTCGCCAAAGCGATTCTTCTCGCATTTAGAAGCCAGGGCGAATATCACATTTATCTTGAGCCAACTTATGTGATGCTTAATGATATTGCAATACCAACCTGGACAAAATTACTTGATAAATACGATATTCCGTACACAATGCGCATATCTCCTCAACCAAGCTTTACCTTACATTTACCCAAAGGCGAAACAACTATTCTTTTGCGCCCGTTAATGAACGTTGAGCGCCTTGTGGGTATTAACGCTGCATCTCTAGTGATTGACGAAGCTGATACTGTTAAACAAGAAATCGCTGAAGCTGCTCTTGTAAAACTGCAGGGCCGCGTTCGTGTTGGTAAATGCCCTCAAATTTGTTTTGCATCAACGCCCGAGGGCCGTAAATTTGTTTGGAACTTTTTTGAGAAAAATAAAACAGAAGACAAGGCGATCTATCGAGCTGACACAAGACAGAATCCATATCTTGATGAAAACTATGTCAAGGATCTACTTGCAAACTATCCACAGCACCTCGCCGATGCCTATATCCGAGGCATGTTTGTCAACCTTGAAACAGCAACAGTATTCTCAGAGTTTGTTCGAGATGCGCATGTAACGAGTGTTTTTCACGCTGAACAAAACGAACCAGTGCTAGTTGGATGTGACTTTAACGTTGGCAAAAGTTCTAGTATTTATGGAGTTATGCGAGATTCTTCACAGGGGCAGCAATTGCATATTTTTGAAGAATTTTTATGCAGAGACACTTTTGCTCTCGCTGATCACATTAAGCGTCGCTTCCCGATTCAGCTTGCCAAGGGCATGGTCATCATCTATCCAGATAGCTCTGGGTCGCACGCCAGCACTTCTTCAACAATGAGCGATCACGACATCCTTAGGGAGGCTGGATGCAAAGTAATTGCAGAGCGCCGCAATCCACCCATTTCTGAGACAGTATCGCACGTCAATAATTTTCTGCATAGAAATCAAATACTTTTCAATCCTTCAACTTGTCATGACATTATTGATGTAATGGAAAATTGGGCGTATGACAATACGCTAAAACCTTCCAAGGGCGGTACAAGAGACCTGTCACACTTTGGTGACGCATTGCGCTACCTGATTTGGCAGTCTTTTGCACGCCCAGGGTTCTCCACGAATCGTGGTCAGCGCTGGAGATAATTATCTTTGTGGCGGAGTAGTAATTGCAGCTTCGTTAGTCCATCCCGCACGTAATCTATTTCTGATCGTCGCAGAAGATATTTTGTATCTGCGCCCCCATTCCTCAAGGCAAAGTTTTTCGTTGTTGTATTCAATAAGCACATCCGTGGTTTTTTGTTGTGGCTTAGGCGTGTTTGGAGTAGTAAGTGCTCTTTCGCAATTCCACTTATATGTATAAATTCTTTTTGCCAAGGTGCTATATGGTATTCCAGTTTCCTCGGCCCACTCCATTATTGATTGAGTTTTTCCATTAAAAGTTATTTTTCTTGAATTTCTTTTATTTGATGCCTGTTCTTTTGAGCTTGCCCACTTGCAATTACTGGGCTCATAGTTGCCATTGCAGTCAATTCGCTCAATTGATTGTCCGCGCACGCGCTCGCCTGTAGTCGTTGTAGTCTCTGAGCGGGTAGCCAAGAAGTTTGGATTCCAGCGATCACAAACGTTTATGCCTCTAGCGCCGTAATGCGCATAATTTTTGTTTTGCCTGGAATAGCAACGACTTAGCATAGAATCCCAGCTCTTGAATGTTGGCGACACATTTCCACCTGCAGTGTGTCCATGTTTTTTGACAAGACAACCGCAAGAACTGGTCGGCGTGCTGTCTTTTCTAAAAAGTTTTCCTTGTTCGATATTTTTGATTGAGTTTGGTCCTCCGCAACTGCAAACACAAATCCAGCGATGCTTGCCGTGCTTGTCTCGTCGGGCGTACTCGACAACTGTTAAAAGGCCAAATTTTTGACCGCAAAGGTCTACAATGCTTCTTGTCATGCCTATTAAGGGTAGGTGTGAACACGGCCTGGAGGTAGCACCCTGCCAGGCCACCTCATTCTATAGCAGTTAAACTCAGGGAAAGGCTGTACTCGACATGACGATCATTCCTAACTCGCTCGTGCCGACAGCAGATAATTTGATCGCGCAACCATTCGAGCGACGTTTTCCTGAATACGAGGAAGCATTCGAAGAGGTATCTGGCGTAGATGCGTACTCGATTGAGCAGGCAGAGCAATTTTCACGTCTCGCCCCTATTCGTTTCTGCACGCTCCCTGAATTTTATCTCTTTGAAGCATCCGACGAATATCTTCCTCAGGACTATCTAGAGGAGCAAAAAAGTTACGAAGTTCGCAAAACACGCGCACAAAGTAGTTTCCAGAACTATTACTGCCATCTTCGTGACCTCGTTTGCGGGACGGCACTTCGCAAAGGAGTTGCTGCTCCTGAAATTATACCATCTGAATGGAGCAACTTCTTTGAAGATGTTGATCTCGAAGGGCATTCACTTGCTTCGTTCACGAAAGAAGTATTTACGGAAGCACTTGACGGGGGTGTTTCTGCAATTTGGGTCGAATATCCCAAGCTACCCGAGGGGTTGAGCGCTGCTGAAGAGCGTCGCATCAATCCGCGCCCTTATTTCGTGCTAATGCGCATGGATCAGGTGCTTGAGTGTCGTTACGACGTGTTCAATGCACAGATTGGGGCGCAGAATATTTTTGGGGCGTTTCCTACTTACTTGCGCGTTAAGACTGAAGTGCGTCGTCAAAGCGAAGAGAACGAGTTTTTTGAAGAAGTTATCCCTGCAGTGCGCGTCTATGACATTGTAAATCTTGCAAATAACGATGTTTCTGAGCTTTCTGATGAAATTGAACCTGTTATTGACGCTCAGCGAGTACGCTGCCGTCTTTACACAAAACGCAATGGCACTAGCGATGTAGATAAATATATTCTAGAAGAAACAACTTATCTTTCGATCCCATTTATCCCGTTCGTGCCCGTGCTGGGAGGCAAAAAAGAAGCATTTTTCCGCGCCCGCCCACTTCTTTTTGACATCGCACGTCTTAACTTGCATCACTGGAGTGTGTCGGCTGATCTTGCAGAAACAATTCACTTGACTTCCTCGCCGATCCTTACGGGTACGGGTGTGCGCCCTGACGATGAGATCAAGGCGGGCGCTGGACGTGCTTTGTTTTCGCAAAATCCCGATGCGAAATTTAGTTTGATGAGCGCCTCGATGGAGGGTGCTTCGGTCACGCTGGAGAATCTGAGGCGCGTGGAAGCGGCTATGGAGCGTCTCGCCGCTGTTGCCATGACTACCAGCAAAACCCAGGCCGAGTCAGGCTTTGCGAAGCTTCTGGACCGCTCCCAGAGCGATTCTCAGCTCGCCGTGCTCGTGCAGGGGCTTGAAGATGCTCTGAATCGTGCATTGCTTTATGCGTCCGCCTATCGCTCTATCCCTGAAGTGCGCGTGACGATCAGCAAGAACTTCATTCCCGTCAAGTTGCACTCTCAACAAGTGATGGCGCTTAGTTCTTTGTTTAAGGATAGTAATGCAATTACGATTGAAATGTTCTTGCGTATGCTTGAGGCGGGCGAAATGTTTGAAGGGCTGCCTGATTTTAGTGTTAAGAATCTGTTGAGCGACATGAAACTTGATGGAACTGAGACTGCTCAGCAGCTTGGCGTAGGCGCAGGCGGCAGGCAGATTGCAAATCGTGGGCAGATCCCTGTGGATAACACGACGAGCATGAGCGAAGGCCGTGACCTTGAATCCATTGAGGCTTCTCTTGAGATGAACGAAGCCAATAGTGCTACTATTTAGTGAGTCAACCGACGACTTTACGTGACCGAGCACACCCCAGAAACTCTTGAAGACGCTCTTGCGTTGATTCAGGCGCTTCAGAAGAAGGCTGGCGAGCTAGAAAACGAAAGCACAAAGCTTAAAGCAACAAAAGAAGGGCTGCTGAAAGACCTAAAGAAAAAGAAAACGATCGACAGCTTTTTGAAAGTTGCTGGTATCGAGCTGAGCGACGATCTTGACGAAGAAGCGATTGCTGAGCGTATCGCTGGGCTTGCCAAGAAGACCGAGAGCAGCACCCAAGGGGAGCAGCAGCAGTCCCAAGCCAAGCCTCAGGGGCAAACGCCTTCCGATGCAATGGATGAGGCTCTGAAGGCCCAGTTCACTTCGCTTCGCAAAGAGCTTGCTGATCTGCGCAAAGTGAACGAATCACTTGAGCAAGAGCGCAATCAGGAGCGTGAAAAACGCCGCGAAAACAAGCTTGAGCGATTTGTTACCGATGAACTTTCAAAAGTTGAATGCCGTCGCCCATCGCATCTTTACAAGTTGCTGAAAGAGAAGTTCCGTCTTCTTGATGACGAAAGCACTGTTGTGTATGGATCAGAGGATGATCCCGTTTCTTTGCGCGATGCCGTTTCCCGCCTTCGTGAAGACGAAGAATTTGCTGTTTACTTTGCAGGTAGCGGTGCAACTGGATCGGGCATGACGACGAATCGCTCTTCCACGCCCTCCTATTCAAACAATCCGTTTAGCAAGGATTCCTTGAATGCCACCAAGGCGGCTGAAATTCTGCAGAAAGATCCTGACAAGGCAAAGCGCCTGATTTCTGAAGCACGCCTTGCAGGAAAGCTTGATCCTGTTCTTGGACGCGCTCTCCAGAGCATGTAGCCTGCGGAGTGGTTGACGGATAGAGACCCCTTCGGGGGTCTTTTTTATTGCTATAGTGTGGAGTGCGCCCCGGACTTAATTGTGGCAAAAATTCCCTCCAATCCAACTAGGCAGGTCGTTTTCAAAGGGGTTAAGTATGATTTTTGGTATGGTGGAATGATGCCTGAGGTTGAGAAGAAATACGGTATCTTGAGTCCAATTATGCCAATTGGTCATTATGAATACGGTAAGAGTAAGCGGTTTTTCTTTTTATGGCAATGCGATTGTGGAAAAATTAAAAGCTATCCAGTAAAGGAAGTTCTTTGTGGAAAGGCCAAATCCTGTGGATGCCTTTCGTATAATCTCAACCCATCTGGCTGGACGAAATCCAGAAATCCACCAATGAGTAGCTGGAAAACGCTTTACAATAGATATAAGCAAAGCGCGACCCATAGAGGGCTTGATTTCAGTATATCATTGGAATTTTTTATTTCCACTGCTTCTTGCAGTTGCTCTTTTTGCGGTGATGGTTTAAGGGTTTTCAACAAGTGGAGCGAACCATCTGCCAGAGCAAAGGCTAAGCACATTACAACTGAAGAAATGAAAAAGTACGAAATACTCGCATCTGGCATTGATCGAATTGATAGCTCAGTTGGATACACTGAAAAAAACTGCCAGCCATGCTGCAAAAACTGCAACAGGGCCAAGATGGATCTTTCTGAACAAGAGTTTTTGTGCTTAGTGAAAAAAATATACCTGAAAAGAATTAAGGACTCCTAGCGGGACGACTCACACGCTAGCATATGCTCAAAGCTTTTACTGAAATGGCAAAATCTCAAAAAGAAAAAGAAAGCGACGCGCTTAAAAGATATGGTTTTTCTTCTTTTAATAAACCGAAAAGAACGCCTAATCATCCCACTAAGTCGCACGCTGTTCTTGCAAAAAGCGGCGACGAGGTTAAGCTAATTCGCTTTGGGCAGCAGGGCGTTTCGGGTGCAGGAAGCAAGCCCAAAACAGAAAAAGAAAAAGCTCGTCAACGCTCTTTCAAGGCAAGACATGCAGAAAATATTGCTAAAGGAAAAATGAGTGCGGCTTATTGGGCGGATAAAGTTAAATGGTAGACAAGGAATTCACTCCTGATTCTTGATCCAATCCTTGAGCTCGGCTACATACGCACGCATTTCTCTTGCTTTTTGCAAATGCCACTCATCGCAAGTTTGAAAATATAGGCGATTGTGTGTATCTACGGCTTTCAGCAGGTGATGAATGATGGGATTCCAAGGCTCGCGCACGGGCGAATCCCATGTGCGTCTTTCTGACACTGTTCTGTCGCGGCTTGCAAAAGGCTAGTCGTGAGCAGGGTTATTAGCATGTGTCAGAGCGCTCACCTCATTTGTCATGCCTTTCAAGACTGATCGCAACGTCATCGGCCGCCAGATCACCACTGCGGTCGAAGAAGTCATCACCTCCCTTCGCGTTTCCTACGACGCTGGCATGGCCAGTGGCAGCATTTACGTGATCCCCGCTGCCTTCACCCGTACCAATCTGGTGGAGCTGTTTGCTGGTCTGCCCACTGTGACCGGCACTCAAACCCTGGACATCAGCGGTACCACTGGTAACGCAACCGTGACTTCTGGCGAGAAGGCTGTTGCCACTGGCAAGGGCTGGACTCTTGACACCACTCCCTGATCTCACGTTGACCTCATGCTTCGCCTCACTTCGGTGGGGCTTTTTTATTAACTTGCATTTTGATCATGAAAAAACCAAGTAAGCAGCAAGCCAAATTTGGCAAAGTAATGCGTGAATTTTATGCTGGCACACTCAAGTCGTCTTCGGGCGCAAAAGTAACAAGTCGCGCTCAGGCCATGGCGATTGCCGCTAGCCAAAGTGGTATGCCACCTATCAAAGACAAGAAAAAGCGCAAGCCTGCCGCCAAGAAGAAGCGCTAGTATTTCAGTGTTAGAGGCCGTGCCTCGTGAAGTCGAGCGTGACGCTCGCACAGTGCGGTTGTACCGACACAAGCTTTTTCAAATTGCCTAACAGCAGTGCTGTGGGCGCCCCGTCTGTTTTCTTCTCTTCTTTGAGGCAAAGACAATGCTTCTCGCTGGCATTCCCTTTATTCCTCAGCTTTTCCTGGAATACCAGCAGGAAGAGCTGCAAAACCGCAACGCTCTGGTCACTTCCGGCCTGATGGTCACTAACTCCGCCATCCAGGCTGAGTTTGCAAAAGGTGGCAAAACCATCGACCTGCCTTTCTTCGGTGATCTGTCGGGCGACTCCGAGATTCTCGATGACACTACTGGTTTGACCGCCGCCACTCTGGCCGGTGATGTGCAAACTGGTGTGCGCAACATGCGTGGTAAGGCCTGGAAAGCCTCGGATCTCGCCGGTGAACTGGCTGGCTCCGACCCCATG